AAATCACACAACTGTTTTTCAAATAAAGTAATTAAAGAATTTTTATATTCTTCTGAAATATTCTTAAAATCTATTTTATAATCATCAAAAGAGGTCAACCCTTCTGTCATTTTCTTATTCAATGTATCTTCCTTTATTTTGGAAGTATATTGTTTTTGTTTACTTTTGTTATCAATAGGGTTTTTTGATTTTGTATTTTCACTTTTTTCATCTTCTTGTTTTTCTTCACCTGATTTATTTTCTTGAGCCATTCGTTGATTTTGTTTAAACTGTTCGATTGCTTCATCTCTTGATTGTGCAGGGTTTGAATCTGGCAAATCTAGCATATCTCTAATATAACCTTCTAAATCATCATCTGGAAGTACTAATTTACCATCAACTAATGTTTTAAGAGTATTAATTAATTTAGTCGAATTCATAGGTTTAAATGATAATGTTGGGAATAAATCACTATTAAAATTAAATCTTGTCAATTCAGGAATAGCATGAACATTTAAAATATTAGCTATGTTTTTAGCTGATGAATCCAACATCATAAGGAATAAATTGCTTTGGTCACTTGATAATGCAAATGAGCCTGATGTACCACTAGCACCTAAATTCATAAATTGTGCTAGAATAGACATTGATATCAATTGGTCTTGATATTGAATATATGGTAAAACATCTATTAAAGTTCTTTTACCTTCAAACATTTCCAACACAAAACCTTCTGGCATCCTAACACCACCGAATTCGGAAGACCGTAATGTTGTAACAATTTCATCTGCTAGGTCGATATCATCCTGTGTATAATTTTCAGGAAGTTTTAACACTGGCGTTCCTACTAAATTTCTTTCGACTCCTATATTGACAATTTTATATAGAAAATCTTTAATACTCCAATGTTTATATGCTGACCTTAATACTGATGTTCCCCTTACATCACCTTGTTGCATATCATGTGAAAATATAAGAAGTTTTTCTATTGGTATATATTGAGTATTCCAATTTTCATGTATTTGATATTGGTCTAATCCTCTACAATCACCATTTCTATCGTAATAAATATCATAAATTGTTGATTGTGGTCTAACAGCGAATTTTTTCCACTTGATTTTACCTTTGTTAACCTCAAACACTTTTTCAAAAATACTATGACCATATTGAAACATGGTACAAACATTTCTTATAAAATCATCAAATCCGAGCTGTAATCCTTCACCAAAACCACCAAACAAACTTTCCTCAATAAAATCTGCTATTTTTTGCGCCTCTGATGAATTATCTTTTGGTCTTACAAACCATTGAGTTGCTCTTATAGGCAATGATAACATTAATAATATTGCTTTGATTTGTGCGTCTGACCTACCCATCTTATTATAAATCGTTATATCAGCAGGATATGTTAATGTTGATAAATACTCGTCTGTTGCTAATGTTTGTTGAAAACGAGCTGCAAAACTTCTACCTGTCGCACCTAATTCTTTTATTTTAGGTCTTTTAGCTACTAATGATATAACATTTCCTTGTGAATCTACAATAGCCATGATATTTCCTCCTTTCTAAATAATATTATGTAAACTATTTTCTAACTGTTGTTTTTTTTGCAACAGTTGGTTTTTTAAGTTGTTCTGTTAGAAATATTTTACTAAAACCATTCATGAAATCATCCATGGTCATAGGTTTTGCGTTTGGTTTGCCTGGTATTTTATACTCTTTAATTAAATCATTAATCAATTGAGCTTTAACATCTTGCATTATTTTTTCAACCTCTTTTGCATCTATTGAATACTCTGTTGCTTTTATAATTTCATCGGTTTTTAAAATTTTATAACCTATTTCTAATAAATTATCTATATTTACCATGCGTTCAACATTCTCCTTTTCTTATAAATCCTAATATCTGACACATTCCTTACACCTTTAACCATTGCTACAATTATAGCTGTTGCATCTAGCAAGTTAGGTGACTTACCACCTGGTTCAAATGATAAATATTGTTCTATATATTTATGCTGTGTTTTTTGTACATAAATTCTACCAGTTTCAAAATATGCACCTAATGACTCAATCCTTGTTGCTTTTGATTTTGTACCTGTGTTAACACCAACTATAGGAGGTAAACTGTCTAAAATAAAAGCCTGTTGTTTCAATGCTTTTTGAAATGCTGTTTGCTCTATACCAATTTTTTTAACAACATTTATTTCAGAATATTTTTTATAATATTTATCAATTAGTTTCAATTGCTCTGGAAATGTTAAATATTCTTCAAAATATTCATGTACAAACATTAATTTTGTTGGATTATCTAAACCCATTACAACAAGACCAAATTTATCTAATCTTCTTTTCTCTGCTGTTGTTTTATCATCTGCTATAGCAGGGTCAATACCAATATATATTGATGTGTCTTTATCATTTATATCAAAATTATATTTACATTCAGTACCATAGTAATGTAACCACTCAGGATTAAGTGATTTATTTTGAGTGGTTAATCTATCATTTTGCATTACTTTATTAAATGCTAATGTGCCTATAGTGTCTTTCTTATCCATTAATCTTTTATATGACCAATGTTCCGACCATAAAGGTACATTATTTTCGGCAAGTGCCTTTAAACAGATATAATAATATCTCTTATTATCACTTAATGTACATAACAAATCTTGATTATGTTGTAATGTACCAATTATTATTTTACGACCACTTTCAACAACCCTTGAGTCAACAATTTCATTCCACCAATTAAGTGTTTTTGCCCTTCTATCATCATTTGCTGTGTTATCAAGGTCGCATACGTCGTCGGCGATTACCCACTCGAAACGTGCGCCAAGTATAGCATTTCCAGTACCTCTTGCAATTATTGTCGGGTCTCTTGATTCTTTATCATGGTCTCTGACGACCATGATTTCTTTTTCTGTCCATTTTCTTTTATAGTTTGGTATTATTTCAGGAAAATCATGTTTGAATCTATCATTGTGTTCTATATGCCATTTAATTTGTGATAAAAAACCATTTGCTTGTGTTGCTGTGTTTGATAGAATACACCCATGTGTGTTTCTATCATTAATTAAAAACCATAAAGGCATTACCAGGGAAAACCATGTTGATTTAGCATGTTCTACAGGGATATGTATTACTATATTTTCATTCCGTAGAGCTTCAAACATCATATAATACTGATGTTTCGCCGTATATGTTTTCCAAAGACGAATATATGGTCTTATATACTGTTCCCCGAAAATACAAGGGTTTAATTTTGCCCATTTTCTTCTTTCCATAACATCTGAATTCCAAAAACAATCCCTAGCTGCTATAGTTTGTTTTTCCCAAGTATCATTATAATCTGTTGGAAATGGATATTTTAATAATTCTTCGTTTATTTTAACTTTTAATTCTTTTTGAGTTAAAACATTATCAAGTTTCTTTTTTCTCATTTTGCTTTCTCAACAGTTTCTTTTATTCTATCAGTAAGACTTAGTATATTACTTTTAGTATCAGTTTTATTATTTTTTTCCATTTCCAAATAATTACCTGTGTTATCTTCTTCTTTATCAAGTGCATTTTCATTTATAGACAACATACTTGTTATCTTCATAATTGTATTTGAAGCATCTGTTATTTCTTTTATGTCCCTTGCTTTACCTTCAACAAGTTCTGTATGAAGTCTTGTAAGAAATAGCGGAAGTGTCTCTTTAAACAATACATTTAATATAGAAATTCTATGATTCTCCATATCTGCATATTCTTTCACAATTTCTTCTTCAATAGATGCTATAATTTCAGCTTTTTCAACTTCATTTAAATCATTCATGTTTCTGTTTTCAATTATTGACCTGGCACGTTTAAATATATTTTTTACCAAAACATCATCCAACAACATTGGTAAATATTCTTTATGTGATTTCAGGCATCTAATTGTATTTCTTTCATCCTTAAATATTTCAGGGTATTGCTCCATCAAATATAATGATAAAGCCCTTTCATTTTCACCATTCAATAACTTTTTATTAATCATTAATTTTAAATCTTTAGGTAGGTTGCATACAATGCAATGGTGTTTGTGCATTGTACTTTTGAAATAAGTAGCGTTTTTCACAAGTGTATTGTAATTGTCTTTAAAAGTTCTGATTTCTTCACCTGTTTTCATATAAATAACCTCCTTATGTAAACTTGATTATATTATAACACAAGATTTAAAGGATTTCTTCATTATGTGACAAAAAAATTAAAAAAACAGACAATTATACATAATCATCTGTCTTCTTTTGTAGAATCATTGAAAATTTTTAATATTGTCTGCAAAAGTTATTAAATTTTCATTGATTTGTGGTGATAGTTTAATAGAGTTTCTTCTGAATTTGTTTGTAAACCTAGAAAGGGTTGAAATAGCACTATTTAACCTGTTGTGTTTGGTGTTTAGAATTACAAGCGCTCGTTGCTCTGCACACTCAAGATTATTAGTTCTTAAATCAACATCTGTAAGGTTAAAATTGAAATTTCCTAAAAACCATGTGTTTGATTTTAATTGTGAGTGATATATCCAATATTTCATTGATTTGAATTTATAATCATTTATATCATAAATCCATTCTGTACATGTGACATCTTTAGTTACATCCATCAGTTACATCCTCCTTCTAATATATTATTCAATTCATCTATAAAATGCAGTACTTTCAATTTATTTATGTAAACTATAACATTCTCAAACAATACTTCATGTTTCGTTATTATATTTTTAAATGATACTGTTATTATAGGTTCTGATGTTATATGATGTGGTTTTTCACATATTTCAACATATGTTGTATCACTAACCATTGATACATATACATTATTTGATAATTTTTTATACTTTTGCCATGTTAAA